TTATCCCGTTCTGTGCTCCATATACGCCTTTACTCTTACCCTCACTGGGCAGATCGTCTCTCTGTGCTAGCATCTGTGCTAGCTGTCCCCCCCTGAGGGAGAGGTCTTTTACTTGTTTTATTTTCGTCATCGTCAAAATCAACCCCACCTCGGTCATATTTAAGCTTTGGGTATATATATCACTAGCGATATATATAGATAAATACTAATCTATATAGAGTAATTACTCGCATGATAAGTAATTATTATGTATATACTGGGGATTGAATATATACTGTGCATTGATCACGGGAGGCATGATCATTATCACGGTAGGCACTAGTACATACTCACCTTATGACAATACGTATTGGTATATACTATATAAGCCCCGATCCTCTCCCGAGAAGTTTAAATCAAGGGCAGTGTTAGAAATTCCTAAACCGTAGCATAACCCATCACACCACCCGCATCAAAGGTAACAGAAACCGTTACCAACCACACAGAAAAAGTATCGGATTGGGGGGAAAAATGGGTAAACCGATATAGTCCCTGTACCCAAAACAGGTACATGAAGTACATCAAACCCAATACTTATAAGTAATAACTCATTACTCCATACCATCATGGAAATCCTATTCACGCGCCGCAACCCAATCGACACCCTTGGGGACCACAACCGCTACTACCTAGAGCAAGAGCTAGGGAAAATAGCCGAGGTCCACCAATGCGGCAAAGGCTGGGAGGACAAATGGAAGACAGGCAGTGAAACCCTACAACAATACTGTGACGACAGAAGTCTCAACCCCGATTGGGTATTCGGATCACAAAAAGTTGATGGAGCTAAAAACTTCAACACAATAGTTGACATGCACCGCAGACCATACCAGCAAATCGCTGAAATCAACAAACAGAAGTACGACCTCATCATCTTCAATTACCCGAGGTGTCCGGTAGCCCACGTAGGCGAGCGACATGCTCCCCTATCCCCCGTGCCCCCCCGCCTCTGGTACGAGACCATAACCACCGCCACCGCCATCCTACCTCAATCCACGGAACCCTCCACCTTCTATCCTAAAGAGGGAGATCAGCAGTTCATGTATGATGTGACCTTCATGGGTGACGTGGGGGAGGGCGTCTACCCTCTGCGATCAGTGTTCTACCCAAAACTTCCCGAGGTGGCGCTGAGGCACGGCTTCAGACTACTAAGACATAGACGGATGCCGGGGAAGCACAGTAAGATCACCATGAGTAGTGTGTTGAAGAAGAACCCAACAATATACGATAACCACCTCTGTGGTCCAGTGTACGCTAAAGCACTACGCCTTAGCAAAACCTTCATATTCGGTTCAAGCGTGTACCGTTACCCATTGAAGCGGTGGATGGAAGCCGGGGCAAGCAAAGTATGTATCATCGCTGACTCCCCTGATATGGCTGAAGAACTAGGCATGGTGCCATGGAAGACCTTCATACCAATCAACGAGGAGACTTGGAAGTATAACCTACTGTGGGCACTTGAGAACCCTAGTGAGCGAAGAAAAATAGCCAGAACTTGGCACCGACACGTATTGAAGCACCACACCTCAGAGCATCGCGCACGTGAATACCATCAGATACTGGAGGAAAACCTATGATCATTAGATGCGACGACGTTTTCGTTGACACAGACCCAAAGGCAGTGGACGCCATCTGGAGCCTCATCACCGGGTTCGGGTTCAAACACATCATAGCCGTAACCCCACAGGGACGAGGTGACGGCATCCACCACAAGAAACCCTTGAAACGCGGCAACGCCTGGATAAGGGAACATAGTGGAGAACACTTCATTTTCGAGAACAAGGAACTCCTCGACCTCCTCTGGCTCTATCAGCAACTCGGAGCCAGAATAGCAATCCATGGACTTAAACACATTGACTATCGTCAACTCAGTTACCGTGAACAGTTAATGGATATTAAGATAGCGAAGGGTGTGATGGATGCCCTATTCGGAGATGATGTTAGGTACTTCGTGCCCCCGTTCAACAAATACAACGAAGACACGGAGAACGCATGTTATCGCCTCGGGCTTGAGCTAATCCCCACCTACTACGAGGCAGACACCAAAGTCTGTAAGGGCGACAAACTCGCCATCCAGAAGATAGCCACCGAAGCACTCAAGTTAGGCAACTGCGCCTACCACCCATATTACCTTCAAGGTGGATGGGAGAAATCAAAGCAGGAGATACGAGGTAAAACCTATCGGAAGGGTAAATGCAGGTGGAACCTGGATGACTCCATTGAGAAGTGGAGATACTTCTTATCCCTGATGATAACGGAGGACGTTATATTTTGAATGCACCACAAATAAAAACAAAGGCAAAGAAACTACTCAGACTACATGGACCCATGACGGCACCACAGCTTGCCGACCAAATTCACGCAAACAAAGAGAAGATACACCGCGTGCTCAGGCGAACACATGGCGTATACCACAATAAGAAAACAGATGAGTTCGAGTTAGTTCCCAAGGATGATCCCAGGTGGGAAGTTCTTGAGGTAAGCGGTGACCTCACCACGTGTGACTGGTACCCGAGGCTATTCGGTCAAGCCATCATGCATAGCTGGGCTGAGATCGCTTTCCTTGAACAACTCCTCAGCCACTACAAGTTCACCAGTATCGTTGAGCTTGGCACAGCCAGCGGTGGACTCACGTCACTATTCATGCTACACAGCATCAGAACAGGTTCAACTGTGGTAAGCATTGACATCAATGATGAACCAAAAACTGATCCATATAGAGCACTATCTGACTGTGAACTATCTGACTACTTTTTCATCAAAGGTGATGCAATACATATGACACCTGATATGTATCTTAAAATCAGACCACACCTAGTAAAAGGTGGAAGAACATTACTTTACTGTGACGCTAACGGGTATAAGGAAGCCCGAGTAGACCAGATGAAAACATGGTTACCCTACCTGAAGGACGGTGACATCATCATCAGTCACGATTACCCATACCAGATAACTCTGGAGCAAGTGAAACCACTGGTCGATGAGTACAACCTGGTGCCATTCCACCAGGAGGAAGCCCTTGAGATGGGGTGCAGGATGTTATTATATGAGAGAAGGAATTAATTTCCCGGTGATAGAAGAAGAAGCGATCCACCTAAGTGAAGGCGTAAGGCTTGACTGGGTCAAACAAAGGTATGTCAATAACCTCGTACCACTCAGATACAACAACCCATGTGACTACGCCATCCATAAATGGTTCCACAGAATAGTGAAGGAGAGGGGCATCAAATCCGTCCTAGACGTTGGTTGTGGCAGGGGCAGAGACAACGTGGGAGTCCAGAAGGCTGGGGCAACATACCACGGCTTAGACCCAAACATAAAGAACATAAACTTCGCCAAGGAACGTTGGGTTGAAGACTTATTCACACAAGGCTACATTCAAGACCTACCATTCGAGGATGACAGCTTCGACTGCGTCTTCATGATGAGCGTCTGGGAGACCCTGCCAAAGGAAACACTTAAAAAATCCATCGAGGAGTGTTGCCGCGTAGCCAGAGAATACGTCATCAACGTAGACGCCGGGTTCCCAGCCATGCACCTACGTGAAAGGTGGAGCTACATACCATCAGGGTGGCACCCAACCCTCACCAGGGTGGTTGACGAGGACAAAAACAAGTACTTCAGCATCTGGGACATCACACATAATACTTATAAGTGCCCCGTCCTAGTCTAGCTTGATAGAAATGACAGCAGTAGAAAGTGCTAGAGCGATGGCTGAGGAAGCCAAAGCAGAGCTTTATAGCAGAATCACCCTTCAGTTCGTACTTGGGGTTGCCGTGATACTCACGTTCTCCACATACGCATACTACAACATCCAGTTCGTTCTCCTCAGTGGTCTCACAGGCACTGAACTCATCGACGCATGGGGGGTCATATGGGGTGACGTAACTAACGTTATACTCGGCATCCTCGTCGGTATTGGGATAACGTCAGCACCATTAGGAGGCTCAGATTAGTGGGATACTGTTGCGGAGAACACCTCTCACGCAAGGTTGACAGCATAGTCATTGACTATGATTGTCCAGCCGAAGTAAAACTCCTCAAAATTGACGGCATTGGAATATCCGGTGACCCACAGGGCTGCGACTTCTGCCTAACCCCAGCCAGGTACCTTGTAACCGTCACCATGAACCCTGGTGACTGGATATCAGAGATACGCGATGTTGAGACATATGCATACACTGATCGAGAGATACATGAACCCCACATACATAAACCTCACGAAATCGCCCATGAACCTATGTATGGCGCTGACACAGCACCAGAAGTCATGGAAGACATCAGAATGTCAGCCAACCCAGTAGCCAAGAAACACGTCTACTAGCCATTCGGCTAATTAAGTCCTTTTATAAACATTACCGATATATCGACAAAACGTTTTTAGAAACTGTCGATTACTGCAAAGTTTTTATTCTCAGTTGAATACACCATAATTGCACCCAGAGTTATTATGGTGTGTTGTACTGAGAACAACCTACATTATTTTATCAGAACTCGCAACAACGTTCAGCTCATTGACCATTAGTTTAAATACAACTGAGCACTCGATTGACCACCCCTTTATAAGTAACTTTCCACGAAGGACGCAAAAACGACACCCAGTGATCTTTATATCGATCATAGTTGCTATACAACATGGGCGCGGTGTCACCCTCATGCAGAGACCTAAATAAACACCATCCTGTGTCCAGGCATGAACGGTACCGCCAACCTTTTAAACACCAATCACTAACTACATAGTATGCCACGTAAAGTAAAGATACTTGATAGAATCTTCAAAGAGGGAATCCCTGACAAAGAGAACGTAGTTGGATTCAGCGGAACACCACAATTCAAGTCAATTAATGATCGAGTGCACCGAAAAATGTCTATACAGGTAGCTGTCACAAAGAAGGAGCGAGACCCATCAGCCATCTCGGAGCTTGAACGCACAGGCAACCTCATACCACCGATGATTGATGGAATGCCAACCGACGTAATCGAGATAGGTGAAGTCGAAGCTATGAGCACACTCAGGAACATAGACAAGACACGGTACCGCCCAGTCCCAGGTGGATGCTCAGGCATCAGACTCGGGGGAACAGCCTGCACCACCGGACTCATGGCTGTAGACCAGACAGACTACAAACGAGTTATGATAGTAAATGATCACTGCGGGTCAGGAGTAGGGGAAGTAAAGCTAGGCACAGACTACCTGCAACCCAGCCCACGTGATGGAGGAGAACACACAGACCGAGTGGGCTTCCTCAAACGTCGCCGACACATCGAACACGCCCAATTCAACAACAGGTTCTGGGACATGTGGAGAGCACTACTCTTCAAATGTAAGTACCCACACGGACCCCCAATGAACCCAGTTGACGCCTGCGTCATCGGGCTACACAACCAGGACGACTTCAAGAAAAGCACGTTCATTCAAGACATCGGAGGACTCAGACCACCACGCAAAGCAATTCTCGGCGCACCAGACGGCGTCATCGACTTCGTCTCCAAACGAGGACGAACCACAAACCTCACAAAAACCCTCATCCCAACAAACAATGACTACTACGTTAAGGTGAGATACCCAAGGGGATACGCCTGGGTGGGTCCGGTTGGGCTTGTCTACGGTGGGGGTCAAGTTCAAGGTGGGGATAGTTCAAGTCCATGCTGGTTCAGAAGTGACCGTAAACTCGCTGGGCAGCTGTTCGCGGCTTCCCTGTCGCACGCCATGTACTGTTTCCCCGAGGTAATCGAAAGAGAGCTTAACGTCAAAATCATCTACTAAAAACCCCCATTTTTACCAAGCAACATTTGTTCAGTTACCCTAGGGTAAACCACCCCCAAAACGTCCCCTAAAATCCCCCCGTAAACCGACCCCACACAAAACCGTGACCACAAACTCCCCCCTTCGCCATGAATGTAGCCATGGATTTATATTGCTGTTATTCGTTGTATATACTGATTAGTAATGGCGAGGAAAAGTAAGATTGAAAGCCACTCTATGCGGGAGCTTATTGAGAAATATATTATAGAGAATAAACTATCTAACAAGAGGGTCGCCATCAGGATAAACGCACTTGTTAAGTCGCGTGGAACTAATGATGTTGAACTAACTGAGAGTGCCGTTAGGTGGCATAGGGAGCATAAGATCAATGAAGTGATAGCTGAGGTCATGCATGAGAACAAGGATAAGATTGAAAGTATGGTGGCAGACAGTCTCACAATACTCACTGACATCATGGATATGGCTAACGACCCAGCCATGAAAGCTACTATAAAGTGGAGTGACATCTTGAAGGCGACAAGTGAATATGAGCGCCTATTCGGTGGACTCAGTAAAAACATTGGACCCATTGACCTTGATGTCCGTTGGGGTAAAGCGTTAGCAACCCCAAGAGAGGTAATACTTAACGCCAGGAAGCAGAGCCTTGAACAACTTGGGTTAACTGAGACAGAGCTTCAGGGAATCATGGAGGAGCCTGAGGAAGAAGACGTATTCACCGAGAAGGGTAAGGTTGACGAGGATGACTTCTGGAACGACCTTCAGTAAGAGTCAGATTCAGGATCGTATGCCTGACATCGTACCTCTTGAGGTACCATACACCCCACATGCGGGTCAGTACCTGTTTCATCATAGCCCACAGCGATTCAAGGTTGTGGTCTGTGGCAGGAAGTGGGGTAAGACCACGATGCTTATATGGGAGGCATTTCAGTGGGTCGGCGTACCAGGTGCCTTAATCTGGTGGGTAGCACCACAGCATAGCCTCAGCACCATCGCTTGGAGGAGAATACTCAGGGAGTGGCTACCGTTAACAATTAGGGTTAACGACAGACTTAGCATTCCAATCATCAGGAAGGTGCTGGTGAAGGACAGGATCATCGAGTTCCAGAACGGGTCACGCATGGAGTTCAAGACAGCAGAGAACCCAAAGAGCCTACTAGGTGAAGGCGTTGACTTCATGATCATAGACGAAACCAGCAGAGTGAATAGGAGTGTATGGGATAGCGACCTACGACCCAACCTCAGCGACAGCAGTCACGCCGGGTTCGCTTGCATGGCATCCACACCACAGGGCTTGAACTGGTACTATGAGGAGTGGATGAAGGGACTCAAAGGATTCAAGCGTCACTACGACCCAGAGTACGAGTCATGGTATGTGCCATTCAGGAACATGCCAGTCACAGGTGAACAGATACACCAGTACTACCCAGGGGGCTTCCCAACGTGGACCAACCCGTATTGGACAGATATGGCTTCAGCTGTCAGGCAAGCCAAAAGAGCACTGCCAACGTTCCTACAGGAGATAGCCGGGAGATTCCTTGAGGACATCAGCTTTGTGTTCAAAGGAACAGGAAAAGTCATCGAGAAGGGTGGCAAGTTCACAGACGCCAGACCATCAGGCAAATACTTCATCGGGGCAGACATCGCAAGGACAAACGACTACTTCTGCGCCATCGTGGTTAACAGTGACCTAGAGGTCTGTAACATGATCAGGTACAGGGGTAGGAGCTTCAGGTTCCAAGTTAACGACCTCATCAGCCTAGCTGAGGACTATAACGATGCGAAGATACTCGTTGACAGCACAGGTATGGGTGAACCAGTCTACGAGATGATCAGGGAGCACTACAAGAGAGTTGATGCAATCAGCCTCACAAACGAGAGTAAGCAACGCATCGTTGACAACCTAGCGTTGGTGATAGCCACAAAGAAACATAGTGTCCCAGAGGAAGCTGGAATACTCATCGAGGAGCTACGGAACTACGGCTCAGAGAAGACAAGCTCAGGAAAAGTCAGGTATAAGGCACCTGGAAACCAGCATGATGACACCGTTATAGCTGACTCACTTGCCTGCTGGCTAGCCATGGGTATGGGAAAACGTAAAAGTATAGGGTTCAGGTTCATACAATGGTAGAATATTTAAATCACTGTGATATACATGATACATGGAAGAATAGTTATGAGTAAAAACAAAGGTATATTCGGGTTCCTTGGTAACTACAGGGACGCTAAACCATACATGCCGGTTGACCCCTATAACAAATTCATGAAGGTTCTGGCAACTATACCTGAGTTCAGCGGTAAACCTGGGAGTAAGATTAGAGACCCAAAGCATAACAAGCCACTCATCCTCCAGAAACTAGGTGAATCATGGATATGCCAACAGATATGGCGACCAATCATCAGCGAGGTCATGAGACCCGGCATCGAGATTCAGGCAAAGTTCAAGCTAATATGCGATGAGTGTGGCGCTGAGTTCCAGGTGAAGGAGCTTGATGATGACAAGTGCCCTGAATGTGACAACACAGAGCTACTGAAACCAGACTCAAACCACCGTATAATGTTAAAGTCACTCATAAAGAACCCTAACCGTAGTAACGTCAAGTTCAGGAACATGATCAAGAGCCAGGTGTACTATAACCTTGCACTCGATGAGTTCTACACAAGCATCGCCTATGCGCCGATGATTATTGAGGGACTTGAGGGCAGTGTAGTCGCTGCTGTTCCACGTGAAGTATACGTTGAGAACCCAGCGTACATTAAGCCAATGATGGACGAGAAAGGTCGATTCAATGCACAGAAATATGCGTGCCCACTATGTGAACCTGAGATAAAAACAGACGGCGAACAGATCATATCAGACAAACCGGGGATGTGTCCCAAGTGCAACACACCACTCAAACAAGTACACTATGTACAGGAGATAGGTTCAAAGGTTAAAGCCCACTGGGGTGAAGGCGAGATACAGTATGGTAGCTCAAACATGGTGCTGCCATACCCATTCGGGACGCCTAGAGCCATCTCAGCGTGGGACGTAATTGAGAGCCTACGCAACTTTGACCGCTGGTTCGCAGACGTATACGAGGGAGGTCAAATTGACCAGATACTTAACTTCCCAGAACACGATCAGGATGAAGTTGACATAATCGCCCTATCAGTTAAACTCCAAAGTGAGGCACTGAACAAAATCGACAGCATCTCAGGTGGACCAAGGACAAACAAGAAACCACAGACACTTATGATCAGTAGCAACAAACCAATCGGCATGATTAAAACCATGTACGACCCAACTGAGATGAGAAGCCTAGAATACTACACCATGGTGATACAGGGTTTATGCTCAATGTGGGGAGTCCAACCAATTCACGTTGTAATAGCAACCGGGAAGGATAGCGGAACCAACAAGGCTATGCTCCAGGTGAAGGTCCATGATAACACAGTTATCGAAAACCAGAACGAGATTGAGGAACACTGGGATAGTGTCTTCGAGCAGTTCGGGATCACAGACTATGTGGTCAGATTCAGAGACCTTCAGGATAAGGATGAACTCATGGACGCTAACGTTGGACACAAGAAAGCCATGACGGTGGCAACCTACCGTAACGCCGGGATAAAGGCGAACATCAACGAGGAGGGCAAGATAATCTTCGAGGGAGTCTTCGAGGACTGGATGCCAGGTGGACGAGGTGTAGGTGAAACCGAGACCAACAAGAAGATTAGTGAAACATCTGATCAGCCAATCAACATCACTACGGTTGAGAGGGATGAGTAACACTAAAGGTCTTAAACTAGACTACAAGACCCTCAAACCATGTTCATGTACAATTGATGGACAGAGCTATTTCTGTATGTTCAGAACCCCAAAATCACCCTGTATGAGGGAAAGGAAAAAGGAATTTAGTAGACTTACAGATGCAATGGAGGAAAGATTTAACACCATCAAGGACAATATGATAGATAAGATGAGGAAACATGCCAAAAGGACCATGGGGTGAAGGCTTCCCAGCCTGCATAGATCACATTATGAAGGAGAACCCTAGTTACACTAGGGAGCAGGCAGAGGCAACATGCGGTAAAATCTACCAGGAACAGAAAACCACTAAAGCTCTAACTGATCGTGGGTTCGATGAAGCCATAGTTAAATCAATGACATGCGCTGAGAGGCACATAGAGTTAGCCATACTCTGCAAGGTAGAGAAATGTGAAGTCTGTGAAGACCCAGCTGAAATGTTCTTCGATTCATTCCTATGCAGTAAATGTTATGGGGTAATGAAGGCAAAGGATCACCCACAACCTGAAGCCATCGTTAAATCCATGACGCTCAAACAGGAATTCACAAAAATCATTAAAGCCAAGGATGACCCACGATTCATAATTGGGGGATACGCTTCACCTGAACTCAGGAACGCGGAAGGCGTCATAGTTCCTGACCTGAAGGGACAATCATTTGACCTCCTATCACTTGACACTGCATTCCAGAAGATGATTGAACGTATTGAACGATGGAACCTACTTGGTGACCACAGTAACGCTCAGATAGGTGCACTAATACCAAAAGAGAAAATCATTGATAGTGACGAAGTTGAATGGTTCACACACATGGTATATGATATCAGTGATCAGTACCCAATGAGGGGTCAGTTCATTGTAGCTGAAGTGTTCGATGACCTAGATAGAGCAAACTTCTATCAGAAGGAGATGGAAGCTGGAAGAAAACTAATGCTCAGTATAGGTGGAGATATCAGGACAGTTGAAAAGAACTGTGAAGGTGGAGTCTGCAAAGACGTAGTGTACGTAGAGTCACTATATGACATCAGTGCCTGCACACAGGGAGTGAACCAAGGAGCACACAGTTTCATAATCAAATCACAACCAATAACATCAAGCGACCTAGGTGGTGCAGGGAATCCTTATACTGGAAAACCCAGTAGTAAACCACGAGCAATCATGCCAGAAGAACTAAAAGCAATGCAGAAAGCACTCGACTTCCAGAAGGCACTCTTCAGTGCCTCTATTGGAAACGAGGAAGCGTTGAAGACGCTAAAGGCTATTGAGGATTTGACTGATGACCAGAAGGCAGACATCGCTAGTGTTGAAAAACACCTAGAGGTGCCTGAAGTTCCTGAAGTGCCAGAGGTACCTGAAGTACCCGAAGTACCTGAGGTTCCAGAGGTTCCAGCCGAGCCAGCCACTGTTGAGAAAGCCCTTGACCCCAAGGACTTCCCAGACGCACTCAGTTATGCGAAAGCAGTAATTGAGGCACAGGAAAAGGTTGACAAGGTCGAGACCGAGAAGGTCGAGAAGATGATCAAAGATGCCATCGGGTCAGACACGTTCAGTACCGAAATCGTAGCGAAGGTTCTAAAGGGACTGCTTGAGAGCGAGATTGAAGGCACCAAAGTCAAATTTGGTGACGCCTTCAAGAAAGGCTTCGTGCCTCCTGCTCCCGAGCTAATTACCCCAATAGAACTAGATGTTAACGCTTCAGCCGCTAACGCAAAGCAGGCGAGTTCATCCATGGCGTTGTTCACGGAGGAT